ATTTTATCATCCAACGCAGGCTTTTAAGCCAAGGGTTGTAACACCCTTCCAAATCTATCAAGACCCACCTTGGGCAACCACTGTTGGGATTCCTTGATAGGCTTAGTTACAAACAACATAAAAAAATAATTATGAAAAATAACTTAAATAAAATTATAATTCAAAGATTACTTTCTACATTGTTTGGTGCTAAGTTATCACACACTTCCCGCTACCTCAGCTTCTTTGAAAAGCTTAGAAGCAAGAATGGTTTACCATACGCTATAGCTTATTTTAAGAATTCCAAACTCTTAATAACAAGATATATGTGTGGAAGACCACTCTTAACTAATAAGTTTTTCATATCCACTAAGGGAGGGTTCCCAACTTCTTTTATTTATTTAAAAGAACTTGTTGATTCAAAAAGGCCAGATGATCTTAAGATCGTTCTGACTCTTCTGAATTATACAAGAGCTGTTAAACCAACAAAAGAAGAAGATGCCAAGATTTTACCAAAGTTCAACACTATTACAGATCCATACAAGGGAAAGAATAATTATTCAATTCCTTATGAATTTATAAAAAGTTTTGTTCGTAAGTACGATCTTGGTCTTGATATACCAAAATATAGTCAAGAAATGCATTATATATCATGCAAGTCTTCACCATTTGGTCCATCAAGTTTATCTGCTACTTACTCTCTATTTTCAATGGCAAACCTTCACCATAACATGCTAAATAATTTTATTAGATGTATGGGGTTGGAAAGCTATATGAAAGTCTTTGGTAATCTCATAAAAGATATGTGAGAAGACCATCGACTTTTTCATTGAACCAATAAAGAGACAGGTAGCTTAGGAACTTTATCAATTATTAAAGATCCTGATTTAAAGAGACGGGTGATAGCCATGTTAGACTATCCCAGTCAGTTTATTTTAAGACCTATCCATGATGGATTAATTAACAAGTTAACTAATCTATCACAAGATAGAACTTATACTCAGAATCCTTTTAATAATTGGTGTCCTCGGGGAAATATGTTCTGATCGATTGATCTTTCCGCTGCAACCGACCGATTTCCAATAAATCTCCAGGTGAAGATGCTTACGGCTATGTATGCTACTAATATAAGTAGAAACAAGGCAAATAAGTTCATCATCGCTTGAAAGAAAATATTGATAGATCGGGATTTCGATTACAAAGGAACTAAATATCGTTATGCTGTTGGTCAACCCATGGGAGCGTATAGCTCCTGGGCTGCTTTCAGCATGACACACCATTTGTTAGTTCATTATGCCGCATTTAGATGTGGTATAATGAATTTTAAAGATTATATATTACTTGGTGACGATATCGTTATTAATAATGATAGAGTCGCTCAGTGTTATATTTCTCTTTTAACTAACTATGGTGTTGATATTAGCTTAACGAAGACTCATACAAGTTACAACACGTATGAGTTCGCTAAGAGATGAATCAGAAGAGGAATCGAAATCAGTGGGGTGCCGTTAAAAGGTATATTACTAAACCTTAAGTATCCTCAGGTTGTTTTACAACAACTCTTTGAATACCTTAAGCGTGTAGTTACACCTTTTAATGGTTCAAGTCTTAAATTGATTAGTATTCTCTATAGTGGTCTACAAGTTGGTTCAAGTTCATCTAAAACTTCTAAAAGTATTAAATGAACTTTTATCAAAATGTTTAACCACTGTAAAGATTTTTATTTAGTTCTAAGAATCTCAAATGGTTTTGCAACCGATTGAGAGCTCCGTCAGTACTTTGTTAACAAAGTACCTGAAGGAACCTTAGTTCCAAATGAAAAGCTAATCTCTGCTTTTACGCAGGGGCTTATTTCCATAACTCTCGATTTTCAAGCTGAACGATTGGCTCAAGAGGTAGCTACAATGTTTAAAAGTTATATAAAACTTTTTAACCGTGTAGAACCTCCAAAGCTAAAAGATCAGCCCTTACTACACGCATTGTATCATAAATTGTTACAAATTGGTAATGATATTCGACTTTGTTATAAGTCTGAAAATCCTTATTCACTTTTAACATCTATAAAACATATGCGTATAGAAAAGGTTGATAAAATCGTTAGTGAATTTAGAGATCCTGTTATTCGGGTGAAAGGTTTAGATAAACTGTGAAAACAGTCGATCAAAAACCTTAAAAGAATTAATGAAGATAATGTTTATAATTATAATCATGAACTCTTATCCGGCTTAACAGCACTCTCTAAATCCTCTCAGACACATTTCTTATCTCAACTCTCAAAGAGTAAAGATGAAATGGACGTGTTGAGGTATGGTATATATACTAAACCAGGGAGTTCTATCTTCTGATAGACTTCTAGTTTTTCCCTCACATATATCTTCCAGATATATGTTCGAGACTGTTTCGTATATATAGGTTTGTGATCTCTTACATCAAATGCGATAGCCACTGGTTGTAGTTCTGAATTACTACAATACCATGCGACAAGCGCAATGTGAAAGTGATGGTGC